TTCAATAGGCACTTTTATAAATAGCGTACTTAAAAATATTCCTGGACTGGTTGGAGATAATGTATTCCCCATCATTGCACCGGAAAAAACCTCTTTACCATTCATTGTCTATAATCGGGATTCAATAGACCCTCAGTATTCAAATGATGGGTTATCCGGGAATGAAGTAACTGAAACAATTTATATCCTTTCAGATGATTACTCTCAAAGTGTTGATCTAGCAGAAAAAGTAAGGTTCGCTTTTGAAACTAAGAAAGCTTCTTTTAACTCGATTATAGTAAAGAACTGCATATTGCTTGATACCGATGAAGCTTATAATGATTATGCTTTCATTCAGAAATTAACATTCAAATTTAAAACAAACTAAATATTAATATTATGCCAAACGCTCAAACAATTGAAGCTAAAAATTTTATGCTTTTTTATGGTTCTTCTACAAAAAAAGCCTGTGCTCATGCAAATGACTTATCTCTCAGTATTACCCACGCTTCAAAGGAAATAAGCTCAAAAGATTCGGGATTCTGGTCTGATTTGGCAAAAGGAAAACTTAAATGGAGTGCTGGTTCAGGTGGTTTAATGACTATTGATGCCAATACTCAAAGCTTTGAATTCTTGTTCGATGCTATAATTTCAAGGGAATTAGTAACCCTAACTTTTGCCCTTGCAAGTGGAACTGGTCCAGCCTGGACAGCGGACACCTCCAAAGATATTTATATTGGTACAGCCTTTATTGATTCATTGGATGCTAATGCTCCAACTGATGGAGAAGTTACCTATACCGTAAAATTTAGCGGTTCGGGACCATTAAACAAAACTAACGCAGTTTAAGCCATGGCAGATTTTGTAACAATTAAGATAAAGGATACTGTCTATAAACTTAAAAAAAGCTTTAGAGGCTTGTATCTATTCGAAGAAATGACGGGTATTCCTGTTCCTGAAATGGCAGATACTACCGGGAACATGTTGAAGATGTTTTACTGCTTATTACAGGGAGCAAACAAGGATACTTTTTTGTATTCCTTTGACGACTTCCTGGATGTACTAGATGATAATGAAAACATAGTTGAAGATTTCAATAAATATATGATTTCATTGTCCTCTCCTATTCAGGAACAAAAAAAAGTTCCAAAGAAAAAGCGTTAACCATTACAGAAATTTACGGGTTAATTGTTGCTAACACTTCAATTAACCCGTCTTATTTTTTTGATGAAATGACTAGTTCAGAAGTTAACGCAGCTCTGAAACAGATTAATGAAAAACTACAAACTAGTTGGGAGCAAACAAGAGTTTTAACAACTCATTTTGTCAATTGCTTTCAAGAAAAAGCGATTCCTGCAACTGAATTGATGCCATTTTCTTGGGATAACCTGGAAGTCAAAAAGGTTATTAGAACGTGCCCAACTCCTGAGAAGATCAAAGCAATGGAAGATTTAATAAATAATTTAAACAATGAGCAAAAGTCTTAGCATATTAACACAGCTTACATTAAATGCAGCCGGGTTCGATAAGGGTATTGATGGAGCCAAAGCAAAAACTCAATCATTAAAGGAAGGTACTGAAAAGGCTGGCTCTGCAATGAAAGGTGTCTTTGCAAATGCCGGTGCTATGTTCGCTCCAATCACTGGAGAGTTAAGCGGTTTATCAAGTGGTATAATGTCAGGAGTAGGTAGTTTTAAAGCCATGATTCCAGCAATTTCCAGTGTTAAGGGTGCTTTTATTGCTTCTGGAATCGGTGCTATTGTTATAGGCTTATCGCTTGCTTTTGCCGGTTTAGTCTCTTGGATGAAACGAACCGATGAGGGAGGCGACTCTATGCGAAAAGTGTTTGATGTTATCAAAGCTGTTATCAATACAATATTGGATAAACTAGCTGCTTTAGGTTCTGCAATTGTCAAGCTTATTAAAGGCGATTTTAAGGGAGCCGGTGAAGATGCAAAGAGAGCTTTCTCAAATTGGGGCGATGCTATTTCCGAGAATGTAAAGAAAGCTGAAAAATTAAACGAAGTTCAGGATAAACTTGAAGATTTTAACGAAACAGCAGCTTTAAAAAGAGAACGGATTACCAATAGAATATCCGAACTTGAAAAGAATTCCCGGGATGAAGAAACCTATTCTGCTAAACAAAGACTTTCATTTGTACAACAGATTAGAGGAGCATATGGAGAACTTCACAAACTTAATAATGAAGGCTTCCAGTTAGAACTTTCAGCTCTTAAAACAGAGCAAAGTACTAATGCAAACAATCAGGAGATTCGCCAAAAGATTAATGAAAAAGAAGCTGAAGGTATCCGATTAAGATCCGAATATAACAATAATGTAACCGCAACTTCGAAGCTCTACAAAAAAACCAAAAATGAAATTGAAGGTGAAATAAAAGCACTTGAAAAATTTAATGCAGAAAAGTTAAAGAGCTTAAAGGATGCCGATATGAAAGGCAATTCCAATACTCAAATTAAGTCGAGATTATCTGAGATTAAAGTTACAAGTGATGTACAAGCTACTCTTACAGCTCGTCAAAATACCTATAATTCATCATTGAAAAAATCTAATTCCCTTTGGAAGGATTTTGGGAAAGAGATAAAAAGTAATCAATTTCTACTTCAAACTTTCTCAGGTGCCATTGATGGGATTACAGGAGCTTTCACAGATCTATTTAGTTCGGGAACAGCCAACTTTAAAGGCTTTGTTACTAGCATACTCCAGGGATTACAGAAGATTATAAATGGGTTATTAGCGCAAGCAATCGCTGGAATGATTGCCGGTGAAGCTAAGAAAGGTATTTGGGGACTTGCTACAGGTGCTATCGGTTTAGCTGCACTAACTGGAATATGGCAAGCTAAAGTTCCTAAGTTTGAAAGTGGTGGTATTGTTGGAGGAAATTCTTTTTTTGGTGATAAAGTTCCAGCGCTTGTAAATAGTGGTGAGATGATTCTTAACAGCTCCCAACAGGGAAATTTATTTAAAATGTTAAATGGTGCTTTGGGTGGTAATGGTGGTGAGGTTCGCTTTATACTTGAAGGAGACAAACTTGTTGGAGTTATAAATAATCACAATCGAAGGATAAACAAATTTAGCTAATGGCATTCCAACTCAAATATTATTATTCATATAGGGATACTGAAAACAATCAATATTGGGTTAACATTCAGGAAAATTCTGAAAGTGTTTTAGTCCCGATGGAGATTAGAGGCTTTCAGAATCCCTTCGTTGTGCAATATCCTGAGATAGTAAACAAATTTCAACCTGTGCGAGGCTCTGGAGCTGTCTTAAATCTGTTATCAGAAACAGACAGGCAGTTTATAGGACTTTATACAGCGGACATGCAACAGTATAAAGTAAACCACTATTTAAATTCTACTCTAAACTGGACTGGATTTTTAGATTCTGAGTTGTATTCCGAAAGCTTTAATGAGCTTGACAATTACCCGGTTTCCTTTGCTGCTAACGATGGTTTTAACCTCCTGGATAGAATTAATTATGTAAATGATTCAGGAGTTAGTTATACGGGAATACAGAGCCAATGGACTGTTTTAACAAATATCTTTTCTAAGCTTTCACTCAACTGGAATAATATATACGTTGGTTTATCTACTGTCATTGACGTGGTTACATTGGCAGCTAGTGAAACTCTGTTCCATAAAACCTTTATTAATGCGAATAATTACATCAACGAAGATGGTGAACCGGAAACATGCAGGAGGGTTTTAGAAGCTATTTTAGAACCTTATGGAGCATATATCCAACAAATTAATGGCTCCCTTTGTATCTCGGATGTTAATCATATAGCACAAGACACAACTTTAAATTTTAAAAAATACAATGCTTCAACCTTTGCCTATATTTCTACGGATACAATAAACCCGAATTTAGGTGATTTATCAACGATTAAGTTTGCTGATAACAATCAAACCTTAGATGTGGTTTCGGGTATCAATAAACAGGTTGTTAGCTATTCTCCATACCGGTTAGAGAAGGTAATTGATTACGAACCTAAAGAAATAGACTTTTCTAGTGAAATAAATACAGATACTTATTATCCGGGTAATATAAACGGATGGAACGAAACCTTCTATAACGCATCCAATCATTGGAATAAAAGTAATCAGGGCTCATTTTGTAAATTAACAGGGATTGCAGGAACCCAACCAAACGGAGACTATAACGAATTTTATTTAAAATTAGCTAAAGGTTCTAATGTTGTAAATCTAACTTATAGTAAACAGTTACCATATATTATACCGGCTACAGGATACTATTTAAAGATAGATTTAGATGCCTATGTAAGAACAATGGACTATCTTAAAAAGGATGATGAAGTAGGTTATTTAGTCCACTATTTATACTTGTATAGTAATTTAAAAATTGGGGATAAATATCTAGTAACTGACATTAATGGAAATCGTTCCTGGAGTTCTACAGAAGGTTTATTTACTCTTTATTTTGCTGATTTATTAGGGCTTAATGATTCAGGAGGTTTAGACTTTTCCCCTATTAATGATACATGGTTTGGACTTAAAAAGAATGGAGTTTACAACAATTATAAAACCATTATCAAAGAACCTATTTTAATTCCCCTTAATACTGGTTTTTCAGGTGGTTTATTGGAGTTTAAAATTAAAAGCTTTTCATGTTTAGCTACTCTACAAAATGTTACTACTACTATGGCTAATGTAAAAGATCTAAGATTAAAAAATATAATCTTTTCAATTACAGATGGTAAAGGGAATGAGATTTCAGGGAATGATTTAGAATATATTGGATATTTAAACGCAAACTTTAAAAATGAAGGGGAAACTATCCAACTAATACATGGAACTAATATTGGAAATGAACCATGTGAAAGAGCCGGATTAATGGGTTTTAATGGAACTAATTATTACTTTCTTCAAAATTGGACACGTGAAGGAGTTTCTACTAAAATTGAAAATCTTCTTTTGCGCTCAGTTGTGTCAAATTATACACAGGGCTCAATAAAATTCTCCTGTAATATCAATATGATTTCTTCTCTGTTGGGTTTTCTGACATATAACAACTTCCTGGCTGGAAAGAAACTGATGATAGCAGGATGTACTTTAAATTATGCCGACTTTGAAGCAGAAGTAACATTAATAGAGGTAAATCAAGACAATTTAACAATAAGCTAAATGGAACTATTTATCAATTCCAGGGCGGTTCCAAAAACTTCCCGGAATAAACGGATTTATCATGGTAGTGGTTCAGGTTCTGTAAATTATAACTTTGGAGTTGCTTCTAATGTTACTAATCCGATTGGAGAAATAAAAGGCTTAGTTCCCTGCTACAATGAGAATAAATCTTCTGCATATTCCAGGAGTATTCCTGCCAATTCAATGCTGGAGTCCATTGACTTTTTTTATATTTCTGGTACTCCAACAATTCGAATAGGTACCACATTTGGAGGTGATGATATTTTAGAAGAGACGGTTTTAGAAGATAATTTACTTTTTTCAACTAGGATTTATTTTGAAAATGCAGCGGAAATTTATATTTCAGTTTATGGAGGAGCCGTCTCCAGTATTTTAAATTATTTTGTAAACTATTTTTCTAATGCTTCAGGCGTTCCAGGAAGTGCAATAGATCTTAGCAACTTGCTTAAATTATCAGGCTTGTTATCCCAAACTGTTGAAGGAGATCTTTCAATTACCGGAAACCTTTACGCTAGTGGGAATATTGTAGCTTATAGCAATGTTACGGGAGTTGCTTCAAGTTGGTGGGATGCTATGCCTAAAGCTTCTCCTGATGTTTTGGGAGGTGTTAAAATAGGTGCAAATCTTTTTATCGATGCAGATGGAGTTCTTTCAGCTAATGCCGGTGGTGGTGGTGTTTCTGCTTGGGTTGATCTAACCGGAAAACCTGCCTGGCTGGATAAATCAACTTTAGTTTTATTTGAAGCTGGACACGGGCACACCTGGAGCCAGATAACCGGAAAGCCAACTTTATTTGATGGTGCTTTCAGTTCATTAACTGGTAAACCTACAACCCTCGCAGGATATGGAATAACAGACGCTTCACTTTCTTCTCACGTTCATACATTCGCTAGTTTAACAAGCAAACCAACTACATTATCTGGCTATGGCATTACAGACGCTTCGTTAAATACACACGTTCACAGCTTTGCAAGTCTTACCAGTAAACCCACAACATTAGCAGGGTTCGGAATTACCGATGCTTCTATAAATACTCACGTTCATACTTTTGCATCGTTAACATCTAAACCTACTACAGTTTCAGGTTATGGAATTACAGATGCAGCATTAAGCGGACATGAACACCAATCAATAAATATACAAGATACCAGAGCGGTTAATACAACGCCAAATCAGATTGCACAGTACAAATTTTCTACATTTTTTACTAATCAAATTGGTGGTGATTGGAAATCTGGAATATCAGTAAAAGGTTGGGAGGATAATTATGCTACCTGGCAAATGATTGGAGGTAGTTCTACAGGTACATCCTCAGAATGGTATTTACGTTCGGGAATAGGAACTACTTGGACAAACCTTTATAATATTTGGCATTCTGGGAATTTTAATAAAAATGATGTTGACATAATCGGTAATAATATAACTGCCTCAGGTTCAATAACTGCTACAGGGAATATTACCGCTTTTTCTGATGAACGATTGAAAACCAATATCAAACCAATTGAAAACGCTTTAGCCAAAATACTGCAGCTACAGGGAGTAACTTATAATCGAGTTGATCAACCTGACAAAGAGAAATCTCATATCGGATTAGTCGCCCAAGAAGTACAAAAGATATTCCCGGAACTGGTTGAAACCAATAGCGAAGGTATCCTTTCTCTAAATTATCAGAACATGGTTGCAATTTTAGTCGAAGCAATTAAGGAATTAAATAATAAATAACTATGCCTATTTCAGATGTATTTCTAAAACCTGGTCTATACTTATCATTTGTGATGTCTTGGAAGCATAAGCTTTATTTATCTATGTTCGTAGACAGTAACGGTGTGCAAATAGGTGATATTGTAAGTGTTAATAACTGTGTTAATTGTTCTTGGAACTCATCAACCGATGAAATTACAACAGACCCAATCGCTACAAATGGCAGCTTTAGAATAAATTCGTCAGGAGTTGACATAACTTTTGTGAACCAATATTCGCTTTACAATAGCATAAGTGTAAGTCTTTTAAAAAGCACTCTAGGAATTCCAAATAACGATTACGCTGCTATATTTACCTCCAGTAATATACACGGCTGGAGCCAGAAAAAGAGTGATAAAGTTGTACCTCATTCGGCTTCTGAGTTTCGCGGTTATTGCCATTCAGCAGACTATAGAATAAATCAAAATTTAACTTCTTCCAGTTCTGTATATTGGGGAAGTGCTTATCAGTTTACAACAGAAGTATTCAGACAGGAGGCAACTAGTGAGAATTACCCGTACAAAGTAGAATTTGTGAGAGGTGGTTCTGTAATATCAAGCCATACAGGAGATATGGCAGGAGTTTATAATAAATCGATTACTTCTAATTCAGTAACAAACTGGTCAGCCGGTGCCACTGAGGTTATTTCGTGTAGTGCTAGACTATACTATCAAATCGAAGATTTAAGTTGGGTTGAAGATACTTCGAAACGACAAAGTTTTGATTTTACTATTTACGGAGTTCCTGTAATCGGTGCATATACTGAGAATACAAGATTTTCAAGAACAATAAGATTGAACCTTTACCCGAATAACCAAACAGATTCACCAATGGTAATATACCCACATTTATCTGTAAATATAGGTGGAACTGTTTATGAATCAACAAATTCAAATAGTTTAGGAATTGGAACGGGTGCGAATGCCTATACCTATGACTTTACATTCCTGCCAATTGTAGGAACAGGGACTATTGTAGAATGTTGGGTTACTTGGAATGGTTATAGTTTCACTTTGCCTTATGCAGATTAATACAAACAATTAAATACAAATACGATGAAAAAAATTATCTACGTTAACGAAAAAGATTACCAGAAAGTAAAGGATTACTTACTGAGTTCGAAAATTCAAAATTGGAATGAAGGTTTGTTTCAATTTAGTATGTCAACTTTTGTAGCTACTTTGGGAATAGTTGTTTTAGCAGTAATCGTATACTCATTATTCTAAGCTATG